CTAGTAATTATTTTAAAGAACAAACTGACATACTTTCTAAACAAAGGTTGGATAATTCACTCTATTCGTTACTTGATGTTTTTTTAGAGCTGCAAAAAAAATTATTTGAAACAACTATGATTAACCCAAACAGCGGGCAAATAGACTTGGCATATGAGAGGGTTCTAAATGCATGCCAACCTAAAAAAATAGACCAGATCGAACCAAAAATAATACAAGCAAAAAGAATTATAATTTCTGAATATAAAAGTGTGGTGTCTTATTTTGATTTTTTGTATAGATTTGTCCTTTTTGTTGATAAGTCTAAAGAGAGTGATGCTGAACATTTTATTGAACTAATTAAATCTATGTTAAGTGTGAAAGAGGTTGTTTTACTAGCAATTTATTGTGGAACCTCTATAGAAAAAGATAAGGATTATATATTTGATCTTAAAAAATTAATTGTTGGTTATGGGTTTATATATTTGCTGTCAAATGGAAGTGAAAAGGAGCAATTATTATTTGATGATATAAATAGTTTAAGGCTTTTTGATTAAGCCTTTTTTTCTACTGTTTCTTTGCTGCTTTCATTTCGATAATTTAAACCAAGCCCTTTGAGAATAAGTGCAGCTGTCGCATTTAATTGTTCTATAGAAATCTTTGGTAATATCGCTAGTTCAATTGATTCGTACAAGCCTTCTTGAATATTAGCTAAAACGGTGGCTTTCTCGAAAGCCCCTATTTTTTCATCAAACAGTAACCAATCCATAGAAACTCCAAAATCGATGCATGCCTGACGACATTCAGCATACGGAATTGCTTCGTTCTTTTTTGCTTGGGCAGCCCAACTGCTGTTCTTACCCAATTTTCTTGATAGATCAGTCAATGTTTTGCACTCGTACAAAACACGAAGTTTTTCAAGCACTTCAATAGCAGAATTAACTTTCATATAGTAAAAATCCATTCAAACATAGAAAAATTCTATTGACATAGAAAATATCTATATCTAAGCTTCGTTTCGTTAGTTTCAGACAGACGCAGACGACTATAACATGAGTAATCAATTAATTTTATCTATACCTGCGCCAATTTTGACGTATGACGAATATGCAAAATTACAGGGGCAAAAAGTCAAAGACGTGGTTAACGCCGTAGCCAATGGTCGTTTGCCCGTTTATACACCACCGTGTGGTCCACATGAAAACCCTGCAAGAGTCAAAAAATACATCAACACGGTTGCATTATATGCAGAAGCTGCCAAAGCCGCGAATCTTGACTTCGGGTTAGGGAGCTGATCATGTTGAATCCTCACACGCTCAGTACCTTTGAAAAAACGTTCCCAGTAGAATCGTCTATTCACGCAATTCAATCGGTCAGACCAGACAGTACGGCCAAAGCCATACTTGAACGTGTGAGAATGCCAAAAGCAGAACGCCAGAAGTTCGATGCTCATCTTATCCACCGTGACGCCATTTTTGCGAAGCACTCATCACTTTCAATCATGTTAGCCAACGGCTATATGTTGGCGGAAAAGTTTTGGGATTACTCGGAAGCGGCTAAACGTTTAGAACAAGCCGACGAAGCCTTAACACTTCGCGACATTAATCTTTCCGTGTCCGACGATGAGCTTTGCGAAATCGCAGAACACAAAGCGCGTCGCTGTGAACTTAAAATCAAAACAAGCGAACTCGACTATGGCTTGTTTCAATGGTTTTGTTCGTATGTTGCACACTACGAGCTGACACCACCAGAACTTCAAACGGACTACTTTACGTGTAAACCCGCTGAACGTTTTCGTTTCGCTAAAGGCGCAATGGAACAATTAAGCGGGGCAATCAACCGCTTTGCGTGTCCGCTTTGGTGGCGTCGTAAATTACGCAAGAAACAAGCGTTAGTCGTTGAGCAATTAGCGCGTGACCTTCGCGTGGTACACAAGAAGTCATCTCCGTATGTCAGCGAATTTACCATCCGTAATCGCCGCGAACGGACAAGCAACAACGACAAGATTATGTCTGAATTGTTTGTCGTTCCGCACTCAGCAAGTCCCTTTGCCGAATTCGAAACCTTAAAAGACGTTGCCGATAGAAGCTCAACTAGTGGGGTTCAATTGGCAGCGGAATTAATGGTTCGTATTCGCGGCTTTGAAGAGTGCGCCAAGGTGCAAGGTCACGTTGGCGAGTTCTACACATTGACCGCACCAAGCCGTTTTCACTCCGTATTAGCAAGCGGTATCCCGAATAAAAAGTATGACGGGTCATCACCAACGCAAGCCCAAGATTACTTCAATGACATTTGGCAACGTGCCCGAGCGCAGTTCGCCAAACACGACATTCGTCCGTATGGCTTTCGCGTTGTCGAACCGCATCACGATGGGTGTCCGCATTGGCATATGTTGTTGTTCTTAGACAAAGGACAATCGCTTATCGCCCGTCGAATTCTAAAAGCCCTGTGTACGGAAGATTCTCCCAAAGAACTTCGTACCAGTACTGCTCGATTTAAAGCAATCCACATTGACCCGAACAAAGGCAGTGCGGCGGGTTACATCGCCAAATACATCACCAAAGCGGTGAACGGGAACAATATTTCGTCGGTGAAATGCCAAGAAGCAGGGGATTTAACCGTTTTACCTGCGGAAGCCGCCGAACGCGCAAGCGCTTGGGCAAGTACGTTTGGTATTCGCCGCTTTCAACAAATTGGTGGGCCAAGTGTCACCACATGGCGCGAACTCAGAAAGTTAGGTCAAGGAGACACAGGCAAATGCGAGGTAGCCAATAGCATGAATACCACACTCGATACGATTTCCCGTTTTGCACTTGAGAAAGTACGTGCAGCGGCGGACGCCTCTGATTGGGCAGCATTTTGCCTCGCCATGGGTGGCGTTCAAGTTAAGCGCAAAGACCAAACCGTGCGCATCCATTATCAAATCCCTGACATTGTTGACCGTATCACGGGTGAAATTAGCCGTAGCGAATCACGCTCACCATACTTCGCCACCAAATACGGCGATATGCCAGCGAAGCGTATTTTGGGTGTGGCATGGGACTCCATTGTGGTCATTACCCGCAGAGGTACGGCGCAAATCTTGTCCGAAGCCGACATCAAAGCCCAACAGAAAATCATGATTGGGGTCAGCGATTCGATACATAACTGGATGGACGATGGACGCTACTTGCAACCAAGCAAAGAAGAAATGGACTTCCTCGAAGCCTGTGTCATTGAAGACATTCAAAACATGTGTCTATTCATGGATTACGAGCCGCTGGCGTCTGTTATCCGAAGCGACGAAGTCGCTGGCTTGGACTTGTGTCAGTAACTGTAACTTAGGACTTTAAAGGATGAACCCATGCAACGATTGAACTTCGAATCCCAAGGGCAGCGCTTTACCGTTCAGCTATACGCAGCCCCCGATGTTTTTGCCGTGCGCTTCGATGTCCTTAAGCGCCTAGAACATTCCATCTTGTTTGATGGGATTGAATACGCGACGAAACCCGATACCGACAAACCGATGATTTATTTCCTCATGGGTAAATCGCCTGTTTGCCAATTTAGATTGCGCCTCGATGACGCGCACCAACTGAAACGCTTCATCGAAGCGAACACTTTATCACTGAGTATTTTTTAAGGAGAACCCTATGGCGAGCATTGAAGGCGCTATCACTGACTTACAAATCATCAACCGCACCGATGACAAAGGCGCACCGTTACCAGCCAGCGGCGAGTTTAAGTTTCACACTAAAAACCCTGCGAGTATTTGGACGGTTAAAGTCACCCCAGACCAAGTGCAAGGGGGGATTTACCGCCAGTTAGAAACCATGCAATCCGACCCGAACGGCTGGGGACTGAAACCCGTGTTACTCAACATCGAGTATTACGAAGGGGCGAACGTTGCAAGGCAAATGGATTGGAAGGGCTTCCGCTTAAATTCCATTGCGGCAACCGAAAAGAAATAAAGAAGGATTAACGGATGCAATGCGTTGAAGTCACTCAAGCCGGTTCACTTATCGTCAGCAGCAGCGGGGCGTGTGACTTTGTGTTGTTAACTCAACAAGATTACAACGCCTTGCAACTAGACGGATTGGTGAATTTGCTCAACGAGCTATTCGCCTTTGACTTGGCCACGTTTGGCCTAATACATGCGGCGGCATTAACCGCGCGTTTTTCGTTGGCATAGTATCGGGCGTATCGTCCGAACCATGGGCAAATCTTAATCAAAAAAAGGAAATTACTATGAAAGCTTTACTTAACAACGTAACAACTCGCGCAAAATCAATCGGCCTTAAAGCATCTTTGGGTGTTACTGCGCTTCTTGGCTCTGCAATGGCTTCTGCTGAAGGTGCTGACGTTTCTGCGACACTAGCAACCGCCATTTCAACAGGTCAAACAAACTATACAACGGTCGTTGTTGGTCTACTTGCTCTTGCTGCGATTGGCTTCGGTGTTGGTTTTATCGTTTCAAAACTTTCGCGTTAATGGCGACAACCATTCTATTAGCTGTGTTCCTCGGCTATGTATTTGTCGAGGGATTCACAAGCGGAATTAGAACGAGTTAAATCAAAGGCGTTAATATGCGTTTATTACTGATATTAGTGGCGCTTGTTAGCGCCTTTTTTGTTCACGCACAAGACCCAATTGTGGACGATATTTATCGTTCAAATGGGGAATTTGTTGGCGCGGACAGCGACCACAAGATTATGCAAATTTGTGGTATGGGTTTATCACAATGGAAATTCGAAAAGTCTTTCGCAGTACCGCTTTGCAAAGCAAAGGCTAACGATGCGGTTTCCTCAGCACCACAACCTAAATCACCAGTTCAAGGACATGTTCTTACAAACAAGACTGATATAACGTGTAAAACAGTCGAAACGTTCGATAAGTTCATTAACTCATGCGAGCAGAAATTTAATTTCAAGCACCCCCTTTATAGTACGCAAGTTTCTCAAGCTATAGTCGCTTATACTTCTATCGTTCTGAAAGCTGAACAGCTTGTTCGGTCATATAAGTGTCCACCTGCTGATAATCCTTATTTTTATCTTGGCCCTGTAAAACGTGACCCGAAAGACTCGGAAGCCATGTTCTGTCAGCGCCCTTACTCCGAATGTCCTGAACCTACCGACCAAGACAGTCCTGCTTTTAGTAGTCAAAAAGTCTGTTACAACAACCCGAACGGCACGCAATGCCAATTGATACCCGACAAAAACGGCCAAACGTTTGCGCCTGCGTCTTACGGAAGCCGCGAACCTGACCAATGTAAGGATAGCGGCGCTGAACCACCACCGCCGCCGTGTGAGGGGGACGATTGTAATCCACCGTGTGAAGGGGATAACTGTCCGCCGCCACCCTGCGAGGGCGATGAGTGTACGCCACCTCCACCGCCTTGCGAAGGGGACGACTGTACACCGCCTCCACCTTGCCAAGGAGATGATTGCACACCACCGCCGCCACCCTGTGAGGGAGACGATTGTACGCCACCGCCCTGTGAAGGGGATGACTGTGTGCCGTGTGAAGGGGATAACTGTCCGCCACCGCCTTGCGAAGGTGACGAATGTCCACCATGCGAAGGGGAAGAGTGTCCACCGCCGCCGTGCGAGGGGGACGATTGCCGTATTTCTCAAGGTGGTAAACAAGGCGGGTTTAAAGAACTCTTTAAAACCGAAGACGTCGATAAAGTGAAGTCGCAAATCGAAGACCAGCGCAGTGACAACCGCGATTTATACGACCAAATCACGTCCGAGCTTGAACAAACACTCGATATAGACCCGCATTTATCAGGTGGTTATGAATCTCGGACATTGAATCTCTACGGACAGACGATTGATATTTCAGTATCTCGCTTTTCGTCTTTCTATGCGGCGTTGGCTGCACCATTGATGTTGGTCGCGACGCTATCGGCCATTTTTATTTTGTTGAGGGAACGCAATGACTAAAACCACGGTAACGCTTTTCTTTATCCTGTTTGCACCACTTGCCTTGGCTGACGACTACAGCACTACCTTGGTCGGGATACTAAAGTGGGGGAATGACTTTTTAACGGACTTTTGGGAAATGTTTGATAGCGACATCCCCGATATGATAACTCGGTTCTTCGCGTGGCTTATTGAATACGCAACGTTAATCAAACTCAAAATCGAATTTGAAACCGTTAAATTCTCGTGGCAAGTCGCAAGGGAAATTATCGAGAACTTTCAAGTTGGGTCACGTATTGCCAGCGCTGCATCGTCTTTGCCTAAAGACGTTCAAGCGGCTCTCGTTGATATGCGCGCTTTTGACGCGCTGAATGTTGTTATTCAAGCACTGACCACTCGATACGTAATGAGGTTCTTCTAATATGGCCGCTTCCATTTTTCACGGTGCGCCAGGTTCTTTTAAAAGTGCCTCGGCGGTTTGGTTTGAAGTGCTTCCAGCGCTCAGACAAGGGCGATTAGTCGTTACAAACATCGAAGGGATTTTGCCCATAGAAGACATTGAAAACGTACTAAACGAAACGTTTCCAGAGTCGGCTAAGCTTTGGCGTATGTCTTCGCAGAATGACACAGGACAAAAACTTTGGCGAAACTGGTTTCATTGGATGCCTTGCGGGGCTTTGATTGTCATGGACGAAGTACAAGACATTTATCCGACTGAAACAACGCAATTTAAGCCTGAATCTTGTGATTACCAACATATTAGTAAGTATCAAGACCTACTTCCTAGCGAGTGGTACGAATATCACTTGTCTACGCTCGAAACTTATAAGCCTGAAAACTTAACAAGCGGGGATGTTGATGATTTGGGTATCGAACTCTTTAACGAACACGGACATATTATTTACCCAAGTACATTGAAAGAGGCGTACATGCGCCACCGCAAGTACAACTGGGACATTATTTGTTGTACACCCGATATTACGTCCGTACACAAATACATTCGCAACGTCTCTCAATACGCCTACGCGCATAAATACTTCGATGGTTTATCAAAAATTCCGTACTATTTCAGAAGGCCAAGAATCCATGAACACAACCCAAAACTCGACGGAAAAACCCCAAACAAAGACGACCCGAAGTCATGGCGAAAAATCCCGCTCGACGTCCACAAGTGCTATAAATCCACAGCGACCAAATCTATTACAGCATCAACCGGACATAACTTTTTACTTAGCCCTGTTTTTGCCTTTCCGGTGTTTATTGTGGGCTGCTGCCTTATTTACATCGTCCTGTTTTTCGCTGGCGCATTTGATGTGGACAAAGACGGCTCGGCTTCGACAGTTCGTGTGGAAGCTGGTCGAGAAAGTGCTGCTATTACTGCTCCTAATGACACTGTTCAGATTGTTAATGGTGTCGATATTTCTCTAGACGTACCTGACACGCTACCGTACAACTCTCATCAAATGTTTATCTCTGGTGTAATAACCGCAAAGATTGAAACGACTTATCAATACGATGTCGTGTTCGAAGTCAAAACGGAGGACGGTATCGCCTACATCGACTCGAATGACTTGGAACAGATGGGCTACAACGTCAATTATTTTAGTCAGTGCAAAGCGGTAATCACTCTGCGCAATACCGAATATGTGTCGTACTGCAAACCAAGACAACCCCCCAAAGTGGAGCAAGAACCGCCAAACATGCAATTCAATCCAACCTTTACACCGCAGTTTGAGGGCGACGCGCCAAGCGAAGCCTGAGCGTAGCGCGGCGACCGAAAACAAGGCCATACACACCCCGTCACTGGTGACATATGACGACACGAAACGAACGATACGAACAAAAGCAAAAAAACCGTGGCTTAAAGAAAGTCACGGTTTGGATACCTGACACAAGCGAAGTGGAAATCAAACAGATGATTGAATTTCTAATCGAGCACAAAGACCACACTCCGTACATGGCACGAAGCGTCAAAACAGGGCGTTTGGCCAAAGTAGTGTAGGGGATTATTAAGGGGTTTGCCCCTTGATGGTCAACACAAGCGACACGCAGACATTGAACTAGACTCACTTCCGCTTCGCGCGTAGGAAAAATCCATCAACGTGATGAAGGCGATCCCACTCTGACAAGCCAAAAGATTTTTACTAAAGCAAGTCTACTATGAGTGAGAAACAGACTATTCTAAAACTCGTTTCTGGACAAAAATGAGTTAGACCCGATGGACGGCTAAGTTACAAAGCTTAAGATATCTATTAAATGGAGCGCTATGCAATTAGACAAAATAATTTACATAGCGAGTCGGGTAAGGTTCGAATAAGTAATGGCTCGTTTTTTCTAACTACTTTTTTAGTTGTCTGAACAAAAAACAGTTGATAACTTATTGCTATAAATTTAAAAAACGATTTATTGGCGGGATAATATAGGATTGTGGATAACTTCCTTAACCGAGAATCTCGCTAATACGCTGTTGAACTAAGCCGC